GGAGAAATTCATTTTCATCAGCTGTACAAACATATTCCCGTTCATAAATTGTTTGTCCACCTGCAAATTTTAAAGTAAATCCATCACTACCATTTCCTGTTCCAATCGTAGAATAAGAACCAGTATCAGTAATTACAAGTAATCCTTCTCTATAAAAAATATTTCCTACAAGACTACCACTATTCTTAGAATTAGGTGTTCTAGAAGCATAACTTGAACTATATGCAACATCGTATAAATTACCTCTACCATCATCTTTTAATACATATGTCGCAGCAGTACTGTTATCAGTTAATGTAACTGAATGTGGATTTATATATTCTCCGTAAAATTTTTGAGGAACTGAAATAACTGTAGCGTTATTTTTTAATTGCCGTGTATGTGGTTTTCGTAAATTTAATGAATATGTAGGATGTGAAAATGCTCTTGAATTTGTATACTGATAATTGATTACCGCAGCAGCACCTGTTGGTACTCCACGAACCCAATCTATTTTACCAGTCATTTGATTAATATCTCTATAATATAGAGTATCTATAACTTCATAAGTTGGAACATGCATAAATGTTCTTGTTTTTGGGGAATCAGCACTTCCTGTACCAAAACTTGAAGAAGCAGCTGTAGAAGGATTATAACTTTGAAGAGTACTTTCATCTCCCTTTACAATGGAGAATCCGTAAACACCACTTCCACTATCTGCGTCTGTAAAAGTAAAAGTCTTGTGTACTTGAAATGATGATATCAGAACATCTTCAGGTTCAAGATTTTTTCTGAATGCCATAGGAGTGCCCCTTTAAAAATCTAACTTGACTTTAATTAAGGCTTCTCTCGATTTAGATTTAAGTATTGGTTGACTTAATTTTGCAACTGCTAACAATTCACTTTCTGAATTATAAAGACCAACTGACGTAATATAAGTTTTGTTATCACTTGCAAGACCCGCAATAACTCTCTTAGTTCCTGCAGCTGTTGTTTCATAATATGTATCATTAGATGTACCATTAAATTCATTAGCTTTTGCTCTAACAAAATAATGACGAGAAGTAACATCTTCTTCTCTTTTAGTTTGGAAATAAGAACCACTCTTAATAGATTTAAAGAAAGTTAATGCATTTCTATTATCGGTATTAGATCCCGTTACTGTTGGTATACCTAATATTGATGAACCAACAGATCCTACAGGATTAACTTCAAGACCTGAAATAGCTGCTGGATTAAGTAGAATAATTCCAAGTTTAGGATAAAATGATCCATAAGAACCAGTTGTACTTCCCATATCAGCTGCAGCTGTATGTACACCACCTGCAATACTTCCACTAACTACATTATACTCTGGAGAAGCTAAAGCAGATCTTGTATTTCCCGTTCCGCCGCTTGTTGTAGAATCATCAATAAGTTTTATTACATGTCCTGAACTAGCACCAGCACCAAAAGAACCTGAACCTAAATGAAGTTCCCAGCCACCAGATTCCAGTCTTTCTCTCATCCGAGCTCTATTAAAAACTATTGCATAAAAATGTTCTGATGTTATTGACCCAAATGTCATACTAGTAGTTTGTGCTGGATTAATCATATTATTAAATTGACCAAAAACTGCTGCAGTTGTTCTATCTCCAGTTGCGCCTTTTGTACCCAATGAACCACTACCATCTTTATGTCCATATGTAACACCAAATTGCACAGACGCTGAAGCGTTAGCAGATGGATCATATCTATAAATATCAACATTATAATCACCAGTATTTGTGTACTGAGTAGAAGATGAATGAAATGTAGCTATGCTTGATGCTCCATCTTGAAATATTCCAGATGTAACTGTCGCATTATCAAAAATTACATCTCCTGATTCAAAGTTTTTATAAAAAGCCATTATTCTTTCACCGTGCCTTTGCCTGATTTTAAATCATCAATAAAGTCTTGTGTAGTATTATTTGCATATGCATCACCAGTACCTTCTGTATCCGCATTCACATTAATAACTATTGTTGTAGTTAATGCAGAATCCATACCAGTTACTTTAATAGCAGCTGTACCACCAGTACTAGGTGTTCTAAATGATTTAGCTACTACTGTAATACTTTTCGCTGTAAAGGAAGATTGTATATTTTCTGAATTTATTCCAACTATTGAAGTATTATCAATAATGAAATTATAGCTTTCACCTTTAAATTGACCAGTAGTTACTGGTTCTATACTAACAGTATCGCCCTTATCAAGATCACTGTAAGAAGTTGCAGCAACTGTAAGTTTAGCACCAGCTAATGTTGTATTTACCAGAAAACTTTTAAATTCTGTTTTGTTTGGTGATGCTTCTAACAAAGATATGTTTTCAATAACTGCACCATAAGAATCTGTTCCATTTGGATGAGTTGTATCATATAAAGAATAATCAATTTCTTCATCACTAAGTGCAAATTTAGATATTTTAAAATTCCCACCTTGTGATAAAATTTCTCTACCTCTTTTTGTTAAAATAGCATCAACTGTAATTGTTGAGTTATCTAAAAATCCCATATTTTAATCTCCAAAGATTTAATAATTGTATATATAACTTTTCTAAAAATAAATATCTAAATAAAAAGTTTTTCATTGTTTTTATTATTTATCAATTACATCCAAGTTCTTAGTAGTAGAATCTACCGGCACAGCTACAGTAGGTGCACTTATTCTAATAATAATTGGTGAATCATTATCCGTTGTTGTATTTATTGTATTTTTCACTCCTTCATAAAAAGAGCGATTAAATGGTAAATACAAGTGATATTCTGGATCTCTATCTGTAGCTTTTAATGATTTTGAGGAATAGTAATTTAATTTCAACGAAGCATCAATATAATTTGTACCTGTTGCTATACTTCCAGTTACAATACTGCGTTTTACACTTTTATCATACTCTTCTGCGCTATTATAAAAGAATTGATATTCTTTATTAAATTCAGAATTTCTACTATTTTGAACCATCGCTCCAGTAGCTTCTTGGAATATAGTTGTTGTATTACCATATTTAACAGCACCACTTATATATAAATTTCTATCTTCATAATTGTCGCTTGCAGAAAATTGGTATAAAGATGGTTGTTTGAAAATATCTTTTCCAGCTTCAATACTAGCGGAATAATTAGGATAAGATGTTTCAATCTTTATTATTGATTGACTTGCTTCATTTTCATGTTCTAAAACACTTATATTAATATTATCCTCATAAAACGGTTTAGTAAAACTTGGATTACTTCTTTGAACTGGTGATTTTGGTCTTTCAAATATATTACTTTCAATTAAAGTTCCCATATGTGTTTTTGCTCTAGCAGGAACTAATTTTCTAAGTTGTTTAAATATAGATTGGTCATAATATTTTATAATATGCATATAATCCCAAAAATCATTTTTACCTGTATACTTTTGGAAATATTCATTCGCCGTATCTTTTAAAGTACTGTAACTTTCTTCGAAATTATCGCGAGGATCTCCAATGTATTGGTTAAAATCTAAATTAGCAAATGATGATACTATATCTTCATTAACAACATCAACTGGAGAAAAATATATTCCAAGTTTGGGAGAGTCTAATGGTGAAAAATCATTCGAACTTATATCTTTTCTAGCTGTCTTACTTAATACTGCTTGACTACCACTTAATATATTATTTTCTATTCTTATCTTAGTAGCCATTCTACGATTTGGACCATGATTAGGTATTATCGTTTTTGTCTTATCTACTACTGATTCAAAGGTATTTGCTCCACCAAATCCATTTGCATTTCCAACTACCGTTGTAGTTTGATTAGAACTTGCATCTCGTATTTCACTCGTATTTGATAATGTTTTATTATCGTCAAATGAAAATCTTCTTGCTAAATTATAATAAGATGAAGATGGTGTATTTCCAACATATGATTTAGGATTCTCTACATGAGTATCAAAATATCTTTCATCTAAAGCTTCAGTCCACAATCTAAATTCCATCATAGAACCACTAAATCTTGATGCATCAAATACAGCTGAACCAGTTCCACTCGAATGTCCACCAACATAAACCGTACCACTTCCAGTCCAAGATGCGTTATATGATTGTGAAGCAGCACTTGAACCAGTAACAGCTAAAGAGGTTTTAGATGTATGTATAATTCTATCTAAACCAGCATCATATTTTTTAACAAATAATTCATAATTAAATGCATCTGCAATCGTATCAGTATTAGCTAAATTTTTCCTAAGTAATACATCATCCCAATAAATTGTTGAACCAGCCTTATGATTTTCAAATCGTACACTAAGTCCAGCAGTATTTGAAAATTTTATAGTTTTTTGAACTTGTATTTGTTTCCATTCTGTTTCATTTAAACCAACTTTTTGAGATGTTTTTATACCACCATCCTGTAATATATAATTCTGTTCATCAGTCCAATTAACAATATAACCATCACTATCTAATTCAAATAAAGCTATCGAACCAACAGAATCAACAAGACTGGAAGAAACTTTTGCATAAGCAGTAAATGTATAAGTTTCACCTTCACTTACAGACGCTAAAGAAGCAGTCATACCTGGATAATTTATAGGGTCATTTTTATATAAATGAGAATATGATACTCCTGGATCATCTAATGTTCTTGTATTTTTATGTTCTAAACTTTTAGTTCCGTCTCTTGCTACATCTGAACTACTAACTATTTTCATAACACCATATTCAGCACTATTCGATGCTGTTATAAATGGCGGATTAAATAAGGTTGAAGCTTGTTCAAAGCTAGATGTGGTAAATAAATTAAGATTCACTTTTGATTTTCTTAACATTACTGAATGATACTCACCATCATAAACTGGTAGTAATGATGAACTAATTTCTTTATATCCAGTTGAACCAGATATCATAAATGAAACCATTCCATAATTATCAGTTGAACCATTATCTTTTAATCTAATAGCCCATTTTGTATCTTTCTGGACTAGTATTTGATTTGAACCTGTAGGAGATCTAAATCTAAATTCAACTGTATCTGGTTTTCTACTAGTCTGGCTTTCATCAGCCCAACTACTGGAAACAAATTGTTCACTTCTAAATCCTAAAGCTTTTGTAAACTTTCTTGCTATCTCAAATTGGTCTTTATGATTTTCTTTTTGTAACCCACCATATTCACGAACTCTTAAAATACTACTTGGAATACCATAACAATTTATTATTCCTTTTAACGAACCAATAGTACCTTTAGACTTTAACAAATATGGCATACTTGCAATAATTCGTTTTGTTATTTCCTTTGATATATCACCTTCGGGTGGTGATGATAGTGAACCAGATGTATAAAGTGAATATGTTGTACCACTAAGTTTTTGTCCGAATCCTACTCTACTTAAATCTAATAAATCTTTACCATCTTGTACACCCCACCCAAGAGATTTAGCTAAATTAAATACCAAATCAGAAGAAAATCCTTTACTTAAATCACTTTGTCTATCTGTTATTTTTGCAATCTCTGATGTATAAGCCCAAAGTTCATCAAACTGTTGCCCAATCATATCCATAAAATCTAAAAATTGGTTATTTTCTGCATCATCTTTAATATGCTCTGGTAATAAATTTATTAACCGATTTGGATTATTTGTATCATAGTAGGAAGCAGAATATATCTGTCCTCTCTTAGAAGCTATTGAACCATACCAAGTAATAAAATCAGCATGAGATCTACTTACTGGTTCAAAAGGAATTGCATAAGTACCACTTCCTGTTTTAGGCCAAGATGCTGTTGGAAATTCTCCTAAAGAACTTGTTGTATAAGAAGAACTAGCGTTATACAAATAATCTTCATAACCATCAAAATTAGCTTTAATATTTCTTATTTTTTTATCAAATTCTCTTAAATCAGATCCAGCATAATTAACACCTACTAAAGATGAACTTTCTGCTTTATAGCCATCTATCAATTTAACTTTATATTTAAAATTATCTAATCTTTTTTCAGCTGAAGAAAAATTAATATAATTTTCGTAATTAGAATAATCAAGATTTAAATTAATTGGTTTTTCACTACCACTTAAAAATTTATCTTCTATTTCTTTTTTTAGACGAGCATCTGAAGTTACTAAATCATCATAACTTTGAAATGCAGTTGACCTCATTGTTACTGGAGAATCCACTCCAGCAGAATCTGGAACTCTTAATACTAATACATCTTCATCTTCTTGTTCATATGGTACTAATTCAATTGTTTCAATTAATTCTGGTAACATTTCGCGAACAACATGAACCATATCTTTTTCTTCTATATCATCTGGTAAAGGTTCATATAATTTATATAAAACTGAAAATGGTGAATCTGGAAATGTTTCTGTATCTGTTGAAAAATTTGTTGCTAATTGTAAATTATCATCACCAAAATGTAGGTAAGTAGATAAATCTCTTTTTTCTTGATTTTTAAACTTTATCGACCATTTTGTTATTGGATTATCAGGCGGTATTACAGTAAGTTTTTGACGCGTTCTATTTTTAAATTCATTAAGTGATTGATTTAATGTAAGTTTAGCCCCATCAACATCTAATATCTGAGCAACATATGGAGCATACTTTGGAATTTCCATTCCCTCATCAACCCCTTCTACATCTGGCAACAATTGAAACTCAAAGGAAAATATATGTTTTTGTTCAGGAGTTGTAAACCCCATAAAACTAGATGCAGGATCTGTAACTGTCATTGTAGCGATATAAGTACCAATTTCATCTACAGCTGGATCCGTATTAATTTGCCATCTCTCTGGGTCTTTTGAAGCATTAATTACAAAAGAAGTATCATTTACAGTTCCTGGCAAAGCAAATAAATCTCCATAATTAACATCACTAGTTAAAATAGATTGATTATCGGCATCAGTATTATATAAATCCCACCTAAAAGTTCTATTAAATCCATTTAACCCCACCATAGGTAAATTACTAAGAAAACTATCAGATGTATTTAATATAATTGGTTCTGTAACGAATCCTACATTTTTCCCTTCAAGTTCATCTAATCCTTCTTCTATTATAATCGAATCAAATGCTACTTCTTGAGCAGTTTCAGCAAAAAATTGTGGAAATTCTGTAAATGCTTTAGCCATAATATCTCACCTAAGCTTTGACGCGGGTTGTTATTATTCTTGGAAGAAATATTTTTTCAGTAAATCGTGATCCACCTTCAAGTTCAATCTCTAATAATACATCTAAATAACACCCTTGATCCAATATAGTAAAAGTAAGATCTTTAGCTTGATCTTGAGTACCTGTAAATTCAAGACCATTTACAGTACCACCATTAGGATTTTCTATACGAACTTGACTTTTAGTAAGATATGTCCAATCCCAATGATATGAATGCTTTACTCCTAATGTAGTTTTATGATCTCTTGTTCTCTCAACTCCATGTATAAGCCACCGATATTTTCTACCTACATCTCTAAGAATTGAATTACTACTTAATACAATTTTAGAATTTTTAGAAGCCTTTAAAGAATATTTACCAAAAGTGTTTGCAAGTAATGTCCTGCCTGTATCTAATTGAGTTTTACTCATTTCTATTAATTCATCAGTAGATGGTATCTTAATTTCTCTACTTACACCAAGTATATTTACTTTCGTCATACCAGCTTTTATTAAATTTTTATGATTTACAAATTTTCTATTTTCAACATTTTTAATAGCACCAGGCTCAGTATCATCTGTATTTAATAAAAAACTAGGAATAAAAGCATCGCCTTCTTCTGGATGAAATTCTTCATCTGGACCCCCACCTAAACCAGGATCATCTAATTGAACTTTAGCTGGTTCAAAAGATGTAATAAATGCATTACTAACTTCAAATATTCCACCAACCAAATTTTTTGGAAATTCATTACCATTAGGATTAGCTAATACTAAAGTGTTACTATCTGCCTTTGAAGCACCTGGAGTTCCTACAGGTGCTTCAAATACTAAATGACTATCTATTGTTCCCACCGACCCAATTCTTTTCTTCTCTTTTTGTAGATTAAAGAAATCTCTAAGATATTTATCACTTTTTATTTGTTGTGTTGCTAATCGCACTTCTTTTCTTGATTCTGATATTTCATGTATAAAATACTTATTTTCTCTTAAAAATAATTCTTTTTTATTTTCCCCTTTTGTAAAAATTCTACCATTTGATTGAATTGTAACATTACCATCTGGTTCAGAATCAATGGGTTCATTAAATATATTTCCACCAACATCAACTAAAATAGGTTTATAGTCTCCAGCCATTTTTCTAAAAAAGTTATATTTTACTACATACCGACCTCTGTCATAACCTATTTTTCTAAGAAAAGTTCCTGTTTTTATTTTTATAAAATTATTTATATCTTTATCTATATATTTTCTATCTACTGTAGCACTTTCTAGAAAATTATCATTAGTATCAAAAACATGAGCTTCTACATAATCTCTTTCATTGCCCTCAACACTAGCATCAAACCGCGGATATAAATAAGCAAATTCAGGGTTAGAAGGATCTATTTCTTTTTTACCTTTAACTTGTAATAATTCTAAATCTTTTTCTGTTAATTTATTTTTCATAATATTAATCTACCAAATCTCCAGCTGGAATTTGTTTAATTATTTTAAAATCAAAAGTTTTAAATTTACTGAAATTAAACTCTCCAGCAAATAAAGCACTTAAATCTGCAAATTGCCTTCTTTGATTATTTTCTACTAACCACTTTCTCGAATCATTTGAATCAGTTGTTGATAATAAATCACCATTTACAATACCTTCTGGTAATTCATCTGCAAATTTAACTTCTTTTAATTCAGAAAATCCTCTTGAAATTACTTTATCAAGTAATATTCCCTGGGTATATAATGGAACTTCATTTTCAGAAGTTACTGATTGTTCTTTTTGTTGTTCTTTGGTCATTAGACCATTATAAAGTGAAGTTGGTGTATCAATGTTAACATCTTCTATACCATCGCCTGTATTAATATCTTCATATGAATATAAAACATTAAACTTATCTCTGAAACTACTGGTAGCATGCCCAGCTAATCTATTCAAATATGTTGTTCTAAGTTTATTTATAAATTTATCATAAAACTCAACAGTTCCATTTTCTAATTCTGTTTTTGTATAAGGCATTTCTAAACTACCCTTGTTTATTTATTTTAAATGTAAATCCCTCATCAAAATATTGGTCAATCTCATCAACAGTTCCACTACCACTTCGAACTCTATATTCAATTTTATAATATCTTTCTGGTTGATACCCATCCATCCAAAGATTAAAATAATTGCTAGTTGAATCACAGCTCAATTTAGAACCACTACCATATGGCACAACCACTTCATTTGTTTCAGCATCTACAATTGAATAATAAGATGAACCGCTTGGTAAGTATTTTACCTCTAAAGTAGAAGGCGTTGTTGCGTATGTTTTAGCTGGAAATCTTCCACGACCAATAACTCTAAATTTTGCTTTAGATTTTTCTGTATATGCTGGTCTAAATCCTCTCATATAAATTCTCATATCCTCTAAATCAGAACCAGTGATTGGACTTAAACTACCACAAGCCCATTTTCCAATTGAATCATCCCAAACAGTTTCTAATGTAGGCGGATATTTTGTATGAGTATCAGTTGAAAAAAATGAAAAATTACCAAGTGACCCAGAACCGCCTTCATCAGTAGATGCATTTATAGTTCCAGCACTTTTATCAAGAATACTACCACTTCGTTTAACTAAAAATCCCTCATTTGATGCACTACCTTCTAACCACCATTGAACTATATCAGTTACATTCATTCTAAGATCTTCAGTTTTTGCTGAAGCAAATGAATAAGATGCTTCAAGTCCAACTGTAGTTTCTAACCCAGCATTACCACCACTAGCAGAACTACCACTCCACCAAGTCGCTCCTGATTTACTAACTGCTGAATCCCATAGTGTACCATCAAGGTATCCCTGTCTATAAATCCAACTTGTTCCTTCAGTAGTTACAGGGTTATCATAAGAACGGCCTCCCCCTAATTTCCAACTTTGACTTACTGGATACGCATATATACTTTGAGAAGCAACTAACGAAGATGGGTTTGCGTCAAAAAGATTTAAATAAAATGAACTTGAAGCAGTGTGACCATTTGAAGGTTTTGGTATTACACCATTAACAATAGAAGATGATATAAATTCTAATGGAAAATGTATCAATATCCGAGAAACATTTACTGAAGTTCCTGTTTGGCTTACATCTTTTCTTATTTCTAATACTTCATCTTGCCCAGCATTCAAACTACTACTTTGTTGATAAACTGTTGTATCTTTATCTGCGAATGTAAAATAATGCATTGTCTTACTCCATTGCTCCTAAATTATCACCGACAACTTTACCTTTAATATCAGATCCAGGAAATTTAACTTCAAAAATACTTGGGTCTAGTGCAGGATATAAAACTCCTTCAATTATACCACTTTCTATATCATAATAATTTCCTGAATAGCTATCCTCTATTTTATATTTATTTTCAATAGCAACTGCCAATCCCAAAGGATTATTTTCTTTTGGAGCAACTACCGAGGATACACCATCTACCAATGATATTTCATACGCTATATCTGACAGTACAATTGGTTGGCCTATTTGCCATCTATCTATATCAAAAAAGTCTTGAACTGCTGCTACACACCTAAGAAGGACATCGTTTTTATTAAATCCAACTTTAGTTAATATTGAAAAATTTACTCCTATATTAATAACATAGGCATCTTTAATATTAACAGCATCAGTAACTAATCTATATTGAGATAAATAAGTTTTTATATTTTCTTTAACTGTTTGATTTAACCTGGTTAATTTTTTTCTAGTATCAAATCCAAGTGTATACATATTCATAGCTAGTGGATTTGGTATTCTTCCTACTTGAAATGATTTTAAAGTTCTTTCGTTATCAACATCTTCTTGTGTTACTTTTCTTTCTAAATCATCCGTTTGAGCTGATTTATTTAATTGGTCATCTTGCACCATATGAGCTTTTGCAACATTTCCATATTTAGCTGGAAGTGAATATGCTCTTATTATGTAATCCTCTTTTGTAACCGCTCTTTGTTGAGCTTGAAAATGTCCTAATGCACTTTCACGAACTTCTCTAATAGATTGTCCAGCAGAACCACCAGTAGCTGGTTTTGGATTTGTTACCGCAACTGAACTTTTCGCATCATTTACTAAAGAAGTTGTTAATAAATCATCCTGTATTTCATAACTAACACTTGATAATTCTGTAATATCATCAGCATTAACATTATCATCAATACCACCGCCATGAGCATATTTTACTGTGAGTGTTGTATTTGATGGTGCTAATCCAAACGCCTTTGTTTTTAAAAAATTTGAAGGATCAAATGCAGTTGTAAGATAAGTAGGACTTCCAGGTAAACTAGATCCAACCATATCTGGATTTGGAATTATTTCTTCATCTGGGTTATCTGATATACCAGCTCCAAATCTTAAAATTGTGTTATCATTTTCATCTATATATGTTGTAAATCTACGAGATGTTTTCTTTAACTTTAAAATATATGGTGCTGTATCTCTATTAATTACTGATGTAGGATCATTAGTAGAATTATTTTCCATATCTTCAAAAATTGTATCTCTTGCTAAAGAATCAACTTCATACCAAGTATTGCTATTGCTATCAGTTACAGAAATTATTTCTATAACATCTTCATTCGCTAACTTAACTTGTGAATATTTCGTGGCTGTTCCAAACGAAAACACTTCAGATACTATAGTTCCGCTTTCAGCTTTTACTTTTTTCTTCATTAAAAATTTTGTGGGAGCTCCACTATCCGTTTCAAAAACAGTAACTATTCTTGGGTCATATGAACTTGAAAATTTAAAATTACAATCTTCTAACATTCTAAAAGTTGTACCTGTAGCTGAAGATTTAGCAACTGAACCAGCTTTTATATTAAGTGCATATCTAAAATCAGGTTCTTGATTTAATGCTGGAACTGTTTGGAATACATCTAATACTGTTGACGCTGCTGAAGTAACCTTTGGTTTATAACCGAATGATTGTGCTATATTATAAATATTTCTTTTCTCTTCAGCATAAGCAAGTAGTGATTCTCTAAATGAAGAATCTATATAATAAGAAAGTACATCACCAACATATGCAGCCATTTCTATAAACATCATCCCAGGTGATGCTTCATTAAAATCATTATAAGTATTTGGGAAATATACTTTAGCAAATTCTATAAGATTATTTCTAAAATCGTTAAAATCTTTATTAAGATAATTAACTGATTTTACCATATTCTTTTTTACGCTTGTACGTGGCATTTAATTACTCCAATTACCTAATATTAAAATTGAACATCCTGTTGAGATCCAATTGTTGATGTACCCCCAGAAGTAGTTCCTGTAGTTGCATTTATTGTTACCGATTCTTTTGACTGTGGGCTCAATGTAGTAGAAAATAGTACTTCCACATAAATTTTATTTTGGTCTTGGTCTTCAGTTAATGTATTAACTTCTTGTATATTAATATATGGCAACCAAGCTCCAACCGCCCTTCTAACCTCTTCTTCAATTTTATTTGGTAAATTAGCATCTATTTGTTCAAAACATAATGCTCTCATATTACTTCCAAATTCAGGTTGCATTGCTCTTTCACCTGGAGAAGTTAATAATAAATTCTTCAAATTATGATGAGCTTGTTGCAATGAATTTTTTGTCATTGCAAAATCATTAAACTTATCTCTCCGCAAAGGAAATGAAAGTCCAACATATGTATTTGGGTTTAAATCAGTTTCTAGAGCACTTGACATTTATTATCCTTTTTTATTTATCGCTTTCATTAAGTCAGAATAATCACGAGTTAAAGCATTTGTAATATGTTCAGGAACATCATCTACTGATTTTCCTGCTTTTCGTAAAGTATCTACTGCTAACATATCTCTTTTAACTTCTTCTGGTTTTCCATAACCTAAAAGTTCCTGCATTCGTTTTGTATCAAATGTATCACCGCCCAAAGTAGGATACTCTTCTGTACCTTGAGCTAGAATTCCGCCTTTTGTTTCATTTAAAACTTTATTTAAAGTTTTATTTTTAGTAAAATGGGTTTCTTCTTTTGGTTCTGAAACTTCTTTAGGTATAATATCTGTCAATTTAGAAAAAGTTTCTTCTTTTATAAATATCTTTTGTACCTCTTTTTGTACTTCTTTACGAACTACTTCTCGTATTATTTTTACAAGATCTTTTTTAGTCATAACAACTCCTATGCTGTTTTTACTTTATCACTTAATATAGTTTCTAATTTTACCCTTAAATTGGTAAATTCAAGTACATTTACCGCTGGTGTTGTTGGGGAACCTGGAGCAACTCCTATGAAAGTTGCTTTTTCTAACGCACTTATTAAATCAAGTAATACATTCTTCAATTCGCCACCTTTAACTACTGGTTGTTCATCTGCTCCTCTACCTAACGCAACATTATTTGAATTTAATCTAATAGTATCTCTTCCAGTTATAAATATACCATTTGATTTTATTAGTATTTTTTTATCCTTTCCCTCGCTTTTATCCTCAGCACCTACCACAGCACCCAACAAATATATAGATGAATCATCTTTATCTATATTTTGTGTTGCTATAGTCTCTCCAATATCTCTATGTCCTGCTACGATTTTAATTTGAGGTTTAGGCCCGCCAGTTGCTTTATTTTTACCATCCGAACCTAATTTAATTGAAGTTCCAAACCTACCCTCATAAACAATATCACCTTCATTTACATGGATTCGTTTAATATCTTTTCTTTCAAATGTATCACCATACTTAGTATTAGGTATATAACCACCACTTGCACCTGGAATAGCATTTTCATTTGGTGAATTTTTTCTGTTTATAATATCTGTGTAAAAATGTTTTCCATTATATTCTATAACCGCCACTTGCTCGCCAATTAAAGGTATATTAGTTATATTTGGATTTATAGGATAAACAACTCCATCAAAAATTTCTTGATTAGGGTTATTTAAAAATGTACCTGATACTGCACCATGCCCTCTACGATTATTTATTAAATTATTTTTTACTTCAAATGCTTCCGATTCGTGATATTCAAATTGAGAAGCTTTTATAAGTTGTTTAACAAAGGAACTTATTTTGCGCCACGATGCTAACCCTGTAGGAAGTGATGTAGTTGTATCTACACCTATCTTACGTTTCCAAGCCATTAATTCGCCTTTTTCGTTAATTCTATTTTACTATGTATTTTATCTGATTCTATTTGTATATCTTTTATACTATCTTCTATACCTGAAAGTAATTGATTTTTTTCTTCGTCTGATAACCCATACTCTTCTTCTGCTCCACCACGACTTTCTGCAGAAATTAATCGTTGAACAATACCAGCCAACTTAACAAGTTGGTCATCGTTCTTTACATTAATTTCCAAATATTCTTTTATCATAGGAACTATCTGAACCGCAGTATCACCGTCCTTGATAAAGTGCACTAATTCCTTAGTCAACACTTCAAGTTGTTTGCGATTAAATTCTGTATTTTCGTAGATATCTTTAAATAATGATGATAGTGATTTACCATCAAAGATTTCATAATCTATAGCCATAATTCACCTTAAATGTTATTACTCAATAATAAATATAATACAACCTAAAAACTTCAATATATAAATATATATTAGAATTTATTATTTGTTTACATTTATAGTTATTATTGAGGGTTTTTTGGTTGCATACTAAGAAACCTTTTTTTCTTAACTAACGGGAGAAAACCAATGAAGGAAATCATAACAATGGTCAAAGGATGGTTAGATGACTTAGCTCATCTAATGGTATCTTTTGTAGCCATAGGTGCTGTTTCTGAAGTAATATTTGGAAGTGGTATCTTTGGTGTCAACGTTATAGGTAACCTGACATCCATCATAAACAGTTTCGGCGAGTCGGGATTCGCTGGGCTTGTCGCATTGTTGGTGTTGGTGGGTTTATTTCGCAAGTAGGATCGAAATAGTCTTATACTTCCTACAAGTATAGGACACAAAAAAAGGGAAGCGAAAGCTTCCCTTTTTTGTTTGTAATCGAATGGTTATTTACAAGCTGATACTGATTCCTTGCGATATTCAGTAACTAACTTTTTAATCTCACCAATTGCTTTACGGGCTCTTCCAGCTGATGCTTTAGTTCCCTTATCTGCCCACACTTTATGATTCGATTCAAACTCATCATAGTGTTCTTGGATTGATTCAAATAATTCATTTACATTCATTATGATCTCCTTGTTTTTTAGATTTTTTAGATTTACTTTTCGTATTATATGAAGTGGAGCTGTAGGGAGTCAAACCCTAATTGCCGCAGTGCAAGTGCGGAGTAATCTCGTTATACCACAGCCCCATACTGAGTTACAGCCCCCAAGACCATTAAAATATACTACCTGTATTAGAGGTATCTATATTACCACCTGCTGAAAATTCTGCCATCATATTAAAATAATATTTTTTCATTTGATTTATTACTCTTGTAATATGTTGAGTATTAGAACCCGTCATTTCTCTAATCATAATGTACAAAGCTTTTTTATTAAAATTTTCTATATTCATTCTTCGTCTAAATAATTCTAATACTGCATCAGCAACCAAAATATCTTTTTGTCTACGAAATATATTAGTTAAATTATTTTCCCAATAATCTAACATTTGAATTACAAACTCTTTATTAAATTCATCTGTGTCATCTTTTGAATTTTCAACAAATACTTTCCGTTTGTAATCCAACCTACTGATATCATCGTGAGTTTTCATTTTCTTATAATTGTTATTATTATGTAGAATCAAATAATTTTTACCGACAACAGAAAAGTATGAAAATGCTCTTCCTTTATCAGCTTGATATTTGTGCATATTCATTACAAGAAAAGAAACTACCTCATATTTAACTTCATCAAGGGGGTAGTCAAAGTAATAAAACTTAAATGTATGAATTAAGTTTTCTGCTAATTTATCAAACGCTTTATGTATATGTTCACCATATATTCTATTTTTTATAGCGGGATTCGATGTTGCATTATATCGTATTATAGCATTCTGAACTGGTGTTCCAAAATACATTTTACTTTTTTTACGTCTTTTTTTCTTAATTACTTTAGCTGGCATTAATTTCTTCTCCAATCAAATCATCTAATTTATTTACTGTTTCTTTTATTTGTTCAAATATTGTACCTACTTCATCATCTGCTTTAAAAGCC